GGCTGGATTAAAAAATTATTTAAAATCAAAGTCAGAATTTGCCGACTATGATTTTGATGCATCTGGTCTGAATAATATTTTAGATGTTCTAGCATACAATACACATATCAATGGTCTGACTGCAAACTTTGCATTAAATGAAGCGTTTCTTCCAACTGCTCAGCTTCGAAGTTCAGTTGTATCACATGCAGAAACTTTAGGCTATCAAGTAAGATCGAGAACAACAGCTAATGCGTTAGTAGGTCTTGTAGTAAATCTTTCGGGCGTTTCTGGTCGACCGCCTCAAATTCAATTACCATCTGGCTGGCAATTTACATCTTCAATTGATGGCGTATCATATACATTTAGAACCCTTGAAACATTTTTTGCAAAAGATAATGGTTCAGGTCTTTACCAATTCAAAACAACTGCGGGATCAAATGATATTCCTATCTATGAAGGTGTCGAAAAAACAAAGACTTTCTTAGTTGGAGAGGCTGACGAAAGACAGGTCTTCGTAATTCCTGATGAAACAATTGATACATCAATTGCTACTGTGCAAGTTTATGATACTGCGTCATCATCAAATTACGTGTCATATACAAAATTATCTGAAGCGGTAAGCATTGATGCAAACTCTACAGTATACTCGATTCGTGAAGCGCCGAATGGATTCTATGAATTGAATTTTGGTGACGGTATTTCTTTTGGTAAGAAGCCAGATGCAGGTAATAAAGTTGTTGTAACATATCTATCGAGTGCCGGACCGGAGGCCAATGCCGGCGATTCATTTACCTCTAATTCGAATCTAACTGTAAATGGTATAGGATACACAGTTTCTGTAACAACAAATAATGAATCTTCTGGTGGTGCACTCAAACAATCAATTGAAAGTGTAAGACAGCTTGCTCCAATTGCTTATGCTGCACAACAAAGATTGGTAACATCATCCGATTACAAAGCGATAATATTAAGTAATTTTCCACAAGTCAGTGATTGCAATGTTTGGTCAGGAGATCAAAACGTCCCTATTGATTATGGTGCTGTTTATGTTTCACTTAACTTTCCAACTACAACATCACAAACAACAAAGGATGTTGTAAAAGCTAATATTGTTACAAACTTTACAGATAACCTTTCTGTTGTTTCAATGACAACAAAGTTTACTGATCCTACAGATGTATTCTTAGAGCTGAATACTCAATTTGATTTTGATCCGGCACTTTCTGGTTTTACTCTTGCAGGTACAGAAACTAGTGTTTATAATTACATGCTTAATTATTTTAATACAAATTTAAATTCTTTTAATACTATATTTAGACGTAGTAATCTTTTAACAGAGATTGATGCTCTCGATCAGGCGATTCTTTCAAGTAGAATAGACGTAAAGGTTCAACTTAGAATTGAACCAACTGTGGGCGTGATAGAAAATTTTGAACTTGCATATCCTATGAAGATTGCATCTCCGGATGATGAGATTTATTCTGTATCATCCAGTATTTTTGATTATGAAGGCGCGGTGGCGCAAATTAAAAATAAACTCAATAGCACAACACTTCAAATTATCGATATTGACGGCAATGTTTTATTAGACAATGTTGGAGAATATAAGCCTTTAGATGGTAAGGTCAATATCATAGGATTTTCTATTGATGCATTTATTGGTGGTGATCAGTATCTTAAAATTTCTGTTCTACCTGATAATCCATCGGTAATTAAACCTTTAAGAAATTATGTATTAAAACTTGATACATCAGAATCATCAGCAACGGCAACGATTGATAGACAAACTACTTCATTACAGGTGACCTAATGGCTCATACCGGTTTTGATCAAACTCTAAGAGAGTTTGGACGCATAGGAACAAATGTGAGAAAAAGTCTGGTCGATGAAGTTCTTCCAGAACATTATCGCATTGATTATCCTAACCTTGTTACATTCTTAGAAGCATACTACGAGCATCTTGATTCTGCAGATAACTTCGGTGGAATAATTCATGAGCTTCAAACAATTAGAGATATTGAAGACACAAAACTTGAATATCTTGATTTAATGTTTGATGAAATTGCATTAGGTGTAGCAGAAGCAACATTTACATTTCCAAGAGAAGCGATAAGAAATTTTGGTAATTTTTTTAGAGTTAAAGGATCTGAATATTCAATTGACGGATTTTTTAGAGCATTCTTTCAAGAAGAAGTTGAAATTATTAAACCGAAAGACAGGCTTCTTCGAGTTGGATTAGGCACTATTGGTGACGAAGACCGATATAGAATACAAGACGGTGCTCTTTACCAAATATTCTCTACACTTATCAGATCACCAATACCTTTATCAGATTGGGAAGAGCTTTATAGAAAATTTGTACATCCATCTGGTTTCTATCTCGGCGCTGAAGTCGTTATTGAAGGTCTGCCACGGGTCACTATCGGTACAGTTCAATCTGTTGTCGATCTAAGAGCAAATATTACAAATATCTATCAAACTGCTTCGTTAAGTTTTGAGGCTCAAGGTGAAGTTGTCGGCGCGGTCACGGCCGCTCCTCTTACACTTGCTCCACTTTACGATGGATTAGACAGCGATCAATTAAATCCGGATGCAACATTGTATATGCAAAATGGATACGCTCAAATTGGTTATGTTTCTAAGTCTGGATCAAGTACCGATGTATCATTTAGACTACGTGATCGCTATAGCTTATATAGAAACATTAATGATTACACCGGTCTTACAATCACCGATGTTGAAAAGTATTATAGCAGCTTGTACGAATGGGCTGGCTTCTATAAGTCATGGGATGATTTGGCTGATTCAGCAAATACTTCGGCAATTAGATTCTCAACTACATTAGATGACTTTAGTGCAGCTCATTACGTTAGATATTGATATTTTCCATTATAAATAGATAAAATGATTTTATAGGTTTAAGATATGGCAAGAGAAATTATAGATATTGGCACAGCCGCCAACGATGGTACCGGTGACGATTTGCGCACTGGTGCAACAAAGATAAACAATAACTTTCAGGAACTATACGGCGATGTTGCGGCATTACAGGCAACCTCCGGAGATAGTATTGATGGTATTGGTTTCGTCAATCGCGGTATTCAGTTTGAAGGCGATAGTCCAGATGATGCCTTTCAGACTCTATTAAAGGTCATAAATCCCACAAAAGATAATACTATAAGTTTACCAGACTCGACTGGTACAGTTGCACTAGTAGCCGATATTACGGCCATCGTTGATTCTGCATATGTTACACTTTTGACTGGTGTTGCTCAAGACTCAGGTGCCACATTAACCTTGATCGCGGCTAATTCTGTTGATTCTGCTGAGGTGATACAACTTATTGATTCTGCATATGTTAATCTCAGAGTTGATGCTCCAGACCTTACTGCACATGCAGGTAACATTGTTCCATCTGTTGATAGTGCATATGACCTCGGTGATTCGAATTATAAATGGAAAGATCTATGGTTAAGTGGTCAAACAATTCATCTCGGTGGTCAAACAATAAGTAATAACGGATCATCATTTATATTCTCACAAGAGCTTGCCACCGGGGCCAATAATATGTCAGTTGATTCTGGCAATGGTTTCTTTGTAAACACCTATGCAAATATAGCAACAGGTACCCGTGGTGGAGGCTATGCCACACAAGCAAACTCAATGAAGATTGAGGGCAATACAGTCCAATTTGCAACAGTGGATGGTGTTGTAACAGCAGAATTGGTAACCAATCAAAACGTATATAATTTCGGATTTGATTCCACCGATACATCAGGTACACTGGCAGTTCCGACCATTACAACTGCAGGTAGAGCAACAACAGCCGCTCTCGGTGAGTTTAGAGGTAAAGGTTCTATCTCATATAATACCGATTCAAACCGATTTAATCTTTATGATGATCAAGGTTGGTTCTCAATTAAGAGAAATCTAATTGAGGCAAGTGATATTTCAACAACAGTTGATTCGGATTATGTGCAAGCTCGTGCAGTTGAGGTTGATCTCAGAAATTATACTGTAGCCACTGTACCGACCGGTTCAAATGGTAAACTTATATTTGTAAACGATGGTGCATCAGGAGCTCCTTGCCTCGCAGTTTATGACAGTGCCGCAGGATTCTATAAGCGTATTACGCTTGGCACACAAATTAGTACTTAATAGGATATTAGAAAATGCCAGCGATTATTACAGACACTCTTAAAAGACAGATTGCTCGAGACTTCTTTGATCAGTTCTCTCAAGGAACAGCAAGGTATTATGTTGGAATCGGTAGATCAGAGCCATGGGATTCATTCGAAACTGTTCCGACTCCAACTAATAATCCTGAAACTCAATCAGATTTTAGAGATGGATTGCAATCAATTAAAAAAATGCAGGGTTCTTCTTTGGTTGTTCCACGCAACAACTGGTCTAATGGTCGCATTTATTCTCCATACGATGATAGACAACAAGGGTATCCTACAAATCCTTACTATGTAAAGACGGACAATAACCAAGTTTATGTTTGTCTTGAAACAGGACGTAATGCGCAAGGCGTAGCTCAACCGTCAGTTATCGAGCCAACTGGATCGAATTTAGATTCATTTAGAACTTCAGATGGTTATGTATGGAAATTTCTTTATACGATTTCTGCTACAGATGCTGAATTGTTTATGTCATCAAACTTTATTCCTGTTAAACTTCAAGGCGCAACTGATTCAAATTCTACAGGTATTGAAGTAAGACAAGAAGAAGTACAAAATAACGCTGTATCAGGTCAAATTCTTTCAATTATTGTTACCGGTGGAGGAACTGGTTACACATCAGCTCCCACTGTAACAATTACTGGTGCCGGCACAGGTGCATCTGCAACAGCCACAATCGATTCTGCAACTGGTGAAGTAGCACGAGTACGTATGGATCCTGATAGTTCAACGTTAAAACATGGTAGTGGATATACAACTGCAAACATTACATTCTCCGGTGGTGGTGGCGCAGGAGCAAGTGCTCGAGCGGTATTAGCGTTTAGTGACTCAGGATTAGGTGCAGATCCTCGTATCGATTTAAAATCGGCTTCCGTAATGTTCCATTCAATGCTTGAAGGTAATGACTCAGATTTCTTAACAGGTCAGGATTTTAGACAAGTTGGTCTTATTAAGAATCCATTAACTAATTCTGGTACATCGTTTACTAATACAACCGGTAATGCTCTTAAGAAAATGACTTTATCAAGCATTGTTTCAAACTTTACTGTAGATAAAATTATCGAGGGACAAACAACTTTAGCGAAAGCATATGTCGATTATATTGATTCAAATCAAATTTATTATCACCAAACAGATACAACCGGGTTTACTGCTTTCCAAGATGGTGAAGTGTTAGACGAAACAAACGGCGCTGGACAGGGTGTTATTGATTCGGCTTTAATTCCTGCGATAGTAGATAATCAATCTGGTGATTTGTTATACATAGACAATAGAGCGCCTGTTTCACGTACTACTTCTCAAGCAGAAGACATTAAGATTATTCTTCAATTCTAAAGGTTAGAAAATGGCAACTACATATACCGATACCTTATTTGCGACCAAATATAAGGATGATTACTCCGATAGTGCAGGATTCTATAGAATTTTGTATAACAGTGGAAAGGTTTTGCAGGCGCGTGAACTTACACAAATGCAAACCATTATTAATAAGCAGATTGAAAGATTCGGTAATAATATCTTTAAAGAAGGTGCTGTTGTAAAGCCAGGTGGACTTTCAATTGATACAGGATACGAGTTTGTAAAGCTTGATGCCACATCAACATCAACATCAGCAAGTGTAGGTGATATTCTTACAGGTGCCACATCTGGCGTTAAAGCTGAAGTTTTAGAAATTGTTGCCGCTTCTGGTTCTGATCCTACTACGTTTTATTTAAGATATGTAAACACTTCTGGTTCTAGCACTACAACGAGCTCACCAAGATTCCAAGCTGGAGAAAGTCTTGGTTCTGGTCGAGTTGTACAGATTACAAATACTTCAGCGAATCCAGCTATTGGTAAAGGCACGCGTGCAACTGTAGGCGAAAGCGTATATTTTACTCAAGGGTTTTTTGTTTATACCGAATCGCAAACAAAAATTATTTCAAAATATTCTGATACTCCGAATGCTGAACTCGGATTTAAGATTGTACAGGACGTTGTAAGTGTCGATGATGATACATCTTTGTATGATAATCAAGGCGCTGTTCCAAATACAACTGCTCCTGGAGCGGATCGGTATCGTATTACATTAACACTTACAGATAAAGCTTCGCTTACCTCTAGTGAGAATTTTATTCATGTAGCTACAATTAGAGATGGAGCAATATATACAGCAGTATCTGCTCAACAAAACTTACAATATAGTATTCCACGCGATATGGTTGCAACTCGTATTCGTGAAAATTCTGGTGATTATATTGTAAAACCTTTTAGAATGACATTTGACGAAGACTCTGCATCAACACATCTACTTTTAAAAGTAAGTGATGGTATTGTAGTGGTTGATGGCTACAGGTCAGCGAGATATGCGCCAACAGATTTAAGAATTCAAAAACCAGCAGAAACATTAGAAATTGAAGGGGAATTCATACCTGTTGATTATGGTAATTACCTGGATGTATTGGGTGATTCTGCAATTGGTGGACCAGATGTTAAAACATTTGCTGCTCAAGATATTATGACCGGTAGAGATTTTACCGGATCCAAGATTGGTGAGGTACGAGTTAGAGCAGTACATGAAAATGGTGCAAACCTAAGGTATCATCTTTTTGATATTCAAATGAATTCTGGTCAAAACTTTAGAGATGCACGTTCAATTGGTGTTGATTCGGATAACTTCTTTAATCCTACAATCTCTGGAACAAATGCTATCATCGAAGATCCACTCAATAATACTCTGATATATTCAGCTGGACGTAGCAGACCTAAGGTTGTTGATCCTCAACTGGTTGAAGTACAAATTCTTCGGTCAGGTACATCTGACGGAGCAGGTAACTTTACTGTAAGTATTCCGACACAATATGCACTTGATAATGCCGGTGATTGGTTGATCTTTACAGATGCTGCTAATGGTGGTTTATTAGATAACTCAACATTAGGCGGGCTAACAACTGGTTCTAGTACAACAACAATTACAGGTTTACCAGCTAGTGCACCAATTAAAGCATATGTTTATGGTTCAACATCAGCACCTGTGGTTCGTGCTAAGACATTACAACAAAATATAACCGTTACTGATACGATTACAACAGACCCTGTAACCGGTGAAAAATATATCGATCTTACAAAGCCAGACATTTATCAAGTTCATAGAACAAGATTAGTGGATTCAGACGGAGCCGATGTATCATATAAGTTTGATCTTGACAATGGACAAAGAGATAACTATTATGGCCTTGGTCGTATGGTTCTTAAGTCCGGTCAGTCTGCTCCGGCTGGTAATGTATACGTAAAATTTGATCACTTTAATCATGGTGCAGGTAACTTCTTCGCTGTTAATTCTTACACAGGTGTAGTTGACTATGATAAGATTCCGGACTATAGATTTTCTAATGGTGTATTAATTAATCTTAGAGATGCAATTGATTTTAGACCTGTCATCAATTCATCAGGTAATTTCACTGAGGCAAATATTTCTTACTTGCCTCAGCCAACAGATCTAATCACTTCAGATAATACGTATTATCTCGCTAGATCATATAAATTGGTGATTGATAGAGAAGGTAATTTCAGTGTAGTAAATGGTCAAGATGCATTTACCCCGGCCTATCCTTCAGCTCCAAGTGGGACACTACCTTTATACAATTTTAGATTAAACGCAAATACGTTAGATGAAACTGATGTAGCATCAGAGAAGATTGAGCATCGTAGATATACCATGGATGATATCAATCAACTCGATAAGCGTATTTCAAATCTTGAAGAATTGACATCGTTAAATATGTTAGAATTGCAAACAAGCAATTTTGAAGTTCTTGATTCTGCCGGCTTGAATAGAACAAAGTCTGGTTTCTTTGTTGATAACTTTACTACTCATCTTCTCTCTGACGTGAACAACGGTTCATATAGAGCATCAATTGATCCATCAGAAGGTCTCATGAGACCAGCGTTCTCAGAAGATAATATTAGAATGATATTTGATTCTGATAATTCCGTTGGCGTTGTACGTAAGGGTGATAATATATATCCAGCATTTGCAGAAGAAACATATATCACACAACCTTTTGCAACAAAAGCTGTTACAATTAATCCATATACTACATCTGTTTATGATGGAAATCTGGTTATTTCGCCTTCCTCAGATGAATGGAGAGATACAAATGTTCAATCAAGGACTGTAGTTGATGGAGGTACCAAGCTATCAACCAATCTAGCAGCCAACTGGAACAGTTGGGAATGGAATTGGGGTGGTAAAGATATTGAAGATCTTGAAGTAGGCGATAAGACAAATACGATTACAAAAACTAGTGGAAAGCATATATCTAAAACAGTAAATAAAGTCATATCAGAACAAACGGTCGAAGAGGTAATTGGCCAAAGAGTTCTTCAAGTGGCATTATTGCCGTTCATAAGATCAAGGATTGTGAGCATTAAGGCAAGAGGACTAAGGCCTAATTCAAATGTGTTCCTATTCATGGATGGGAAAAACATGGCTGACTTTGTTCGCGAGGAAGCATTTGTAAGATACTCATCTACAACCGTTGATTATGGTAATACACTTCGTGGTCAAACTGCACATAAAGACGGTTCAACAGCTCTTACATCTGATATATCAGGTGCAGTTGATATATCTTTCCAAATTCCAAATAACTCTACATTTAGATTTAGAGCCGGCACACATGAAATAAAAGTAATGGATGTAAGTGTAAATGATGAAAAAGTTTCTGGCACAATAGCTAGAGGCTCATATGTTGCTCAAGGTTTCCTTGATACCGTACATCAAGATGTTAAAGCTACTCGAATGCTTGAAGTCGAAGGTCAGAAAACTTCAATTTATACTCCGGCTGCGACATACAATTCTAATGCTAACAACGGTGATGGTGGATACTCTGGACAAGGGGTTAAGATTGTTAATGGTCAAGGTAGTAGTTGGACCAATAAACCTAAAGATGACTATGGAGTCGGTTTTGCCGGTGAATTTGAC